AACGCAGACTGGACCAATTGGGAACAGGCAGCACAGTTCGATGGTCCTCCAGGCACATCAAAGTATGCACAAGATCGTGGCGGTGCCAACGACGAAATGCACATTATCGTTCTAGATACCCTCGGTTATTTCACCGCTGGTATCGCTAATGCCGTTCTAGAAAAGTATTCAAACGTTTCTAAGGCTGTTGATGCCAAGAACGATGACGGTTCATCTAACTACTGGGTCAACGTTATAGCTGACAAATCAGCATACGTATGGCCAATTAACAACGCTATTGCCAATAACACTGTTCCTGTTGTTCAGACAGCAACATGGGGCAATACAGCACAGGGAACATCATTCACACAGGGTAATGCTTCATTCAACATTACACTAGCTGGTGGTGTTCTATCTTCACCAACTGACGGTAATCTACAGAACTCATACGTTCTATTCTCAGATACCGACGCTTATGACACCTCACTAATCATGACTGGTGGTGCTTCAAATACCGTATGTAAGTATGTTATCGATAACATTGCTGCTCCTGGTGGTACATATGGTCGTGGCGACGTAGTTGTATTCGTTTCACCACAATACACAGACGTTGTTAACCAGCCAGGTTCAGAGGTTACTAAGTCAATCGCTACACGTAACTTCTACGGTTCAACCTCATATGCCTTCATGGATTCTGGTTGGAAGAAGCAGTTCGATAAGTATAACAATGTTTATCGTATGGTTCCTCTAAACGGCGACATGGCCGGTCTATGTGCCCGTACCGACCAGACAAGAGATGCATGGTTCTCACCAGCAGGTCTAAATCGTGGTCAGGTTAAGAATGTAACCAAACTATCATGGATGCCAACAAAGGCAGACAGAGACAATCTATATAAGAACGGCATTAACCCTGTTGTAACCTTCAAGGGTGAAGGCACTGTTCTATATGGTGATAAGACACTACTTGCTAAGCCATCAGCCTTCGACCGTATTAACGTTCGTCGTCTGTTCATTGTTCTTGAGAAGTCAATTGCAAAGGCAGCAAAGTATTCACTATTCGAGTTCAACGATGAGTTCACACGTTCACAGTTCGTTGCTCTAGTAGAACCATTCCTACGTGATGTTAAAGGCCGTCGTGGCATCTATGACTTCAAGGTAGTTTGTGATGAAACAAACAATACTCAGCAAGTCATTGATAGCAACCAATTCGTCGGGGACATCTACATTAAGCCAGCACGTTCAATCAACTTCATACAGTTGAACTTCGTTGCTGTCAGAACCGGTGTTGCCTTCTCCGAAATTGTTGGCAAGTTCTAATAAATAAAGGAAAAGGAGAAAACACAAATGGCTTTTAATGTCAATCAATTCAGAGCAACCCTGGTAAACGACGGCGCCCGCCCAAGTTTATTCGAGGTTGTAATGACCTTGCCACCAATCCTTGGTGCAGCGCCATTGACAAACGACATCATCTTCCGTGTTAGAGCAACATCTCTACCAGGTGATGGAATTTCTCATATCGTTGTTCCATACTTTGGTCGTGAGATTAAGATTGCAGGTACCCGTACCTTCCCAGACTGGTCATTCACAATCATCAATGATGAAAACTTTGTGGCTCGTCGTAATCTTGAGACTTGGCTAAATGCTATCAACTCACACGTTGGTAACCTTCGTAGCCCAGCCGCTCTATCAGCAGCTTCATATCAGGCTGACGCTCTTATCACTCAGTTTGGTAAGGCTGGTAACGTCATTAAGATGTATAAGATGGTTGGTTGTTTCCCAACTGACGTTGCTGCTATTGACCTAGATTGGTCAATGGGTGACCAGATCGAAGAATTTGGTGTGACACTCGCCTATCAGTGGTGGGAATCACTCGACGGTTCTACAGACATTTCTGGTGCTTAATATATACTAATAGGATCCATGGGGCTTCGGTCCCATGGATTTTCATCATGTTTAAGGAGTAGGGACCATTCGCTTTTTTGGCTTTCAAATCGGCACTGACGATCAAGATAAAGTTGATCAACAAGGCCGACCACTACAAAAATCATTTGCTGTACCGCAATCTGACGATGGCGCCGTTACGGTTGCTGGCGCTGGTTACTATGGCACATATGTTGATCTAGATGGTACATTCAGAAACGAAACACAGCTAATCACCAAGTATCGTGAACTAGCTATTCAGCCTGAAATGGAAACTGCTCTTGACGAAATCGTTAATGAAGCTATCGTGGTTGAGGACTCTGGCACATCCGTTGAAATCAATATGGATGAAGTCAAGGCTCCTGCTCAGATCAAAAAGAAGATCGAAGAAGAATTTGAATATATCCTTAAACTACTAAACTTTGGTAACATGGGTCATGATATCTTCCGTCGTTGGTATATCGATGGTAGAATATACTATCACATTGTTATCGATGAAACTAGTCCTGCATTAGGTATTCAGGAACTAAAGTATATCGACCCTCGCCGTATTCGTAAGATCCGTGAAATCCAAAAGATGCGTGATCCAAATACTGGCGTCGAACTAATCAAAAAGACAATCGAATATTATCTCTATAACGAAAAGGGAATGATTGGTGCTGGCACTAATCTAGGCGCAAAGATCGCAGTTGATTCGATTGTTAATGTCAATTCGGGTATCATGGATCCAAAGCAGACCATGGTGCTTTCCTATCTGCACAAAGCAATCAAGCCATTCAACAATCTAAGAATGGTTGAAGATGCTACCGTTATCTATCGTCTATCTCGTGCACCAGAGCGCCGTGTATTCTATATTGACGTTGGTAACATGCCTACAGTTAAAGCGGAACAGTATGTCCGTGATATCATGGTCAAGTATCGTAACAAGCTAGTTTACGATTCCAATACTGGTGAAATCAAGGATGACCGCAAGCACCTATCAATGCTAGAGGACTTCTGGCTACCACGCCGTGAAGGTTCCAAAGGTACAGAAATCTCTACACTAGAAGGCGCACGTAACCTAGGTGAAATGGAAGACGTTAAGTATTTCCAGAGTAAGCTATACAGATCACTAAACGTTCCAATTGGTCGTATGGAAGCACAGCAAGGCTTCTCTCTAGGTAGAACAACCGAAATCAATCGTGACGAAATCAAGTTTAACAAGTTTGTTACCAGACTTCGCAATAAGTTCTCTACACTATTCGATGACCTTCTTCGTGTTCAGCTAGTTCTTAAAAGAATTTGTACCGAAGAGGAATGGAAAGAGTTTAAAGAAGATATCTGGTACGACTATAAGAAAGACAATAGTTTTGATGAAATCAAGGATGCAGAACTATTAAACATCCGTCTTGATACTCTTGCTAAGGTTGATCCATTTGTTGGTAAGTATTATTCTGTAATGTGGGTTCGTAAGAACATTCTCCAGCAGACAGATGATGACATTGAGGAAATCAATGCTCAAATGCAGGAAGAAGGTCAGATACAGGCACAGATTGATCAGGCTAATGCCGAAGCCATGGCTGTTCAACAGCAACAGGATATGCAGAACCAGATTGCATTTGGTGCCCAGCAACAAATCGCACAGGCAGTAACACAAAAAGAAGTTGATAAGATTGCTGGGCCAGATCAAGGTCCAAGTAAGTCTGAAAAGACTAGTCAAGATCACGAATCCAAGATGATGGATAAGAAGATCGCACTAGAAAAGATGAAGCAAAAGAAATCAGCGCCGCCAGCTAAGGCAGCCAAGAAAAAGACAGTTGCCGAAGAAGCTAAAGATTTAGGTCTAGTGTATGTTGGTTCAGGTAAGTATGCTAATAAAGGTGGTGAAATAACACACCTAAACGAAAACGGTATTCTATTACCTTACCTAAATAAGGATTAAGACTTTGAAAAAAGGTATGTCAGGTGTTGCGACACCTTCCGCACAACAGCTAGCCAAAAAATGGAATCTTACTCTTGCTACTATTGCAAAGAAGATTGTTGCTGGTACTAAAGTTGAGAAAGAACATACCACAAGTTCTAAGCAGGCGGCAGAGATTGCTAGAGATCATATCAATGAGAGACCTGATTACTATGAAAAAATTAAGAAGATGGAAAAGTCTCCTATTGTCAAAGAAGCAAAGCATCCTTTACAAGCTAATTTTGATAAGTATAGAAAAGGTAAACTAAACGAACTTGGTGAATACGACAACAAAGGTGGCACAGTAGATGCCGAAGGATTAACAGATGCCTCTCCTCTTGCTCAAAAGAGACGATCAGTAAAAGAGCAAGGTTATGGCATCAGAAGCTATACGGAGAAACCACTAGTGGAAAAGAAACCTACACCAGACGCTATGCCAACAGGTGCGGATCGTGGTATCTATCAAGAAGCATATAAGTCTAAGGATGAAAAATACGGTTTTAATCATCCTGAAACAGGTAAAAATATCGGAAGAATTATGCCTTCTTACGGAGAGTTTATAACCAGACGAGTAAAAGCCGGTAAAACTCAAAGCGTTCGTATGCGTCACAAGACAAGAGAAGATGCTGAAAAGCATTTGATCCAACATGCCGATACAACAAAACAAACCAATGAAGGTTGGGCATCAGTTGGACATCCATTCACTCGTGATGGTCGTGTAAATCCTAATGCACAGTTTTATGGTGGTAAGCCTAAACAAACCACTACTAAGAATGATGAGAAAGATAATACCTATAAGAACTCAAAGCAGGGTGGTACTAACGTAAACAAGGTTAAGCCTGTTAAGGAAGATGCTGTTACAGTAGCAGCAACCCAGCATATGGACACAGCACAGTCTGGTTATCAACAGTCTGCTAAGCCATCAAGAAGCCGTGTAAATCTAAGAGGCACAACCGCACATGTCAAAGGTGCCGAGTATAGATCAGGAACAGGTTCAGCAAGAGCCTCACTAGGTGCTGGCGGACAGATGAAGCCAACTAGCACTAATGTTCCCACCAGATTTATGCGTAGTGTTAAGAACGCTCCATCAACACAGGGAGCAGGTGGTCAGCTAAAGCCTTCTAGCACATCTGGTTCATCATCATTTACACCTAACTCCCAGAGCCGTTCAATGAATGTCGGTAAGGGAATGGCAGCATCAAAGCAGACAAGTCCGGTTGTTAAGGGTATGTCAGCCGCAGGTCAGGAAGCATCTAAGAAGATTGTTCCTAAGGCCGCCAGTGTAATGGCTACAGTAGGTAAAGCCGCAAGAGCAATGAGTGGACCAGAAGGCGCAGCAGTTACCGCAGCAGCCGAACCACTAGCCAAAAAGATGGCATCATCATATAAGGCAGGTCATCAGAGTTTTGCTTCACACGGTTCAGAAGGTGAAAAGACTTCAACCGTATTTGCTAGAATGAAACAACCTTCACAAGGCCGTTCAGTTAGCCAGTATGAAAAAGACGTTCTAACACCTAAGGCATCAGAAGCACCTAAGGCTCCAGAAAATCCAAAGGTAGATGCTCCAACTCCACCATCAAGACCAGATTACTTCTCTCGTGGTCAGGCATTTAGTGCAGCACGTAAAGAAGCTGGTGGTGGTGAAGGTAAGTTTTCATATCAGGGCGGTTCAGATTCAACACCTAAGTCATATCAGACAAATGTTACTAGTGAACCATACAAGCCATCATCACAGCTAAAACAAACAAGTGTAAAAGAGGAAACTAAAATGGATAACAAAGAACGCATTAACGAGGCTCTTGATTGTATTCTTGAGAACAATCTTTCAGAAATGAAAGATAACCTCCTTGTCGCTCTACAGGAAAAAGCTATGGAAAAGTTGGAAGAGCGTAAGAAGGAAATTGCTGCTAACTACTTTGCCGAATAAGGATTAGACAATGAAAACTCTCAAGCAGATTAAAGAAGAATATGACAATATCACTTTAAGTCAGATGCCAGAAGCACCTGAGGATCTTGTGCTTGAGGGACGTGAAGCTGCTGTAAACAAATCATCAAAAATTATTCCATCTTTCAGTCAGATGCCAGCAATGCTTCTTTTCAGAAGGGTTGCATACAGACTTTATCCTAACAAGCAAGTTGTGGCACTATACTATTCAAAGACTGTAGATAAGTATCTATCTGTTCCATTTGGTCCTGATGGCAATCTTAATTTGAGTGAGTCATCAGTTTATAATACAGAAGAACAAATGGAACTAGAAGAAGGTGCAAAGTGGGAAGCAACAAAAGGTGCTGTTAAAGGTGCCTTGCATGGTACTATTAGAGGCGGCGCTATCGGAGGTGCTATTGCACCAGGTCCAGGAACAGCCATTGGCGCAGTAGTTGGTGGTGTAAGAGGTGCTTATAAAGGCGCTAAAAGAGGATACGAAAAAGGTAAGAACATGGAAGAAGATTGGCAGTCCGTAAACCGTAAAGATAAAACAGATGGTCTATCACAGAAGGCAGTTGATGCCTATCGCCGTGAGAATCCAGGTTCTAAGCTAAAGACAGCCGTTACTGAAAAGAATCCAAAGGGCAAAAGAGCCTCACGCCGTAAGTCATTCTGTTCACGTATGGGTGGAATGAAGAAGCGTTTGACCTCTGCCAAGACAGCAAGAGATCCGGATTCACGTATCAATAAGGCACTACGCCGTTGGAATTGTGAGGAAGACTTTAAGTTAAAACTAGCACAGCTACGTGAAGGTAGAGTTGATGAAAGTCCATTGGATACACTAAAGGCATTCTTCTCTGCTCCTGCTGATTTAGAGAAAGCTGCTGGTGCAGGCGGTGATATTGTTACTAAGAGTTCTAAGGCACCTTTAGAAAAGAAGGGTGTTAAGACATACAGTGGTTTCTCTAAGGCACCACAGAAGCATGATGATATTGCAGCAACACGCTATAAGCAAAAACTCATGCAGGTTAAAGAGAACAAGATATCTGATATCCGTGATATGATCAGTGAAGGAACAGATAATATGAACCTTCAGATTAACGGAAGAACAGTTACACTAAATACCAGTATGGCAAAAAGAATCCTTGAAGTTTATGACTCGGTCAATACTAAGAACAAAAAGATTGTTGAAAGTATGCTAAACGAAGACCTAGAGTCCTTCAAGAAACTACTAAACTTTTCAATAAAGGTATAACAGATGGCAACAGTTCTAACAACACAAACATTAGTTGATTCTAATAGACATTCGGTTATTAAGGTAGTTGGTGTTGGTGGTACCGATGCTAACGTATCACTTATTAGAGCAGCAAATCTAGCTTATGCTATCAATGCTACTGGTGTTGTTAGCACAACAAATCCAAAGCGCCTTAATAGAGTTGCCATCAGACGCATTTGGGGTCAAGGACAGATTGCAACAGCAGGAGCAGGTGTAACACTAAAATGGGGCGGCAATGCCAATAGCGCCATTGTTACATTTGGTAACGGTCTTTTTGATTACGGCTTTGACTCTGGCTGCACCGCTGGTACAATTGAAATTCCTGATCAAGCAAACTGCACAGGCGATATTGTATTCTCCAGCACAGCAGGTGCTACAGATACCTGGACACTATTCATCGATCTAAAGAAAGACGGCCGTGACTACGATCAAGGTCAGGCTCGTGATCCTCTAGCATTTAACAACGGACTCTAACATGTCAAGACAACTAGTCGAATCCATTCTATCTAAGAATATGCTTGAAGCTAATGATATCTTTGAGGCTAAACTCAAGGACATTAGAGAAAAGAAAATGTATGAAATGAAGCGCATGTATGCCGCTAAGATGGATGAAGCCATCGGCGGCCTAAGTGGTGTTGGTGGCAATCCTGAGGAACTAAGAGCAAAAGGATATAAGAAGGCTGCTCCTGAACTCGAAAGACGCAAGAAGGAAGCCAAGGCTGAATACAAGCAGGCCAAGAAAGAATATAAGAAGGCAACTGGCAAATCATCAAAGTCAGCTGGTGAAACAGATTATGAAGGTAAGGGTAATGCACCTTGGACCATGTTTGGTAGAGCCGCACAAAAAGCTAAGAAGGCTATAAAAGATTATGAACCAGGTCGTCCAGGTGAAATCAACTTAAAGGTTGCTAAGACTGCCGCTAAAGGTGCTGGTTCTGTTGTTAAAAATCTAGCAAAAGAACTTGGTAACATAAGCGGTTTTTAGGAATCAAAGTATTATAAATATACCTAAAGGGTAAACAAATGAAACTTATTAGAGAAGAAATTCAGGACATTCAGTATTTGGTTGAGTCAGACGGTAAAGGTGGTAAGAACCACTTTATTACTGGTATCTTCATGCAGGCTGAAAGACAGAACCGTAATGGTCGTGTCTATCCTATGAATGTTCTTTCAAAAGAAGCTGACAGATATAATAAAGAATACGTTCAAAAGAATAGAGCGTTTGGTGAACTAGGTCATCCAGAGAATCCTCAAATCAACCTAGACAGAGTTTCGCATATGATCACCAAGTTATATGCTGATGGTACTAACTTTATTGGTAAAGCTAAGATATTGGATACTCCTAACGGTAAAATTGTTAAGAGCCTATTAGATGGTGGTGCTAGTCTTGGTGTGTCGACCAGAGGCGTAGGGTCTCTCCGTCCACACAATGGATATCAACAAGTCCAAGACGATTTCAAGTTGGCTACAGCGGCAGACATTGTAGCAGATCCAAGCGCACCTGACGCATTTGTGCAAGGCATCATGGAGGGTAAAGAATGGGTTTTTGAGAATGGTAAGTGGAAAGAGCAAGAGTATTATCATGCTAAGAAACTTATCAGTGAAGCCTCTAAAAGCGAAATAGAGTCAGTGGCTCTAAAGATTTTTGAAAATTATATTTCAAAACTTTGAAAATACTAAATAGGAAACCATAAAGGAGTATCATTCAAATGGCATCACTAACAGAAACAGCAAAGGCTGTTCTTGAAGGTAAGAATCTACAGGAAGGTGCTACACTTCCAACCGTTGGTCCAATCAGCGGTGGTGTGTCAAATCCTAATCCTGTAGATGGCTCTACTGCATCAACAGCTAACGCTAAGACACTACGTCCAAAGTCTAAGTCATCAGAAGCCGATCCAAAGCATAACGAAGCCAAGGATCTTGGTGGTCAGACACCAACTTCACTTCCATCTGGCAACCTCGGTGCTGCCGCTGCTGGTGGTGAAAAGCGTGACACCTCAATCAAGGGTTCAGGTTCAAATGCAGAACCATCTAAGAAGCTATCAGAAGATGAGGAAACAGAAGGTGACGTAGTTGCCGAGACCTCACTAGCAGAACGTGTTAAGGCCCTTAAAGAAGCCCGTAAGCATAAAGCTGAAATGGAAAAGGGTGAAAAAGAAGAAAAGGGTGAGTGCAACGAGGATATTGCTATCTCTGAGGAACTAGAAGCCTTCATTGAAGAAGGTATTGAAGCTGGTCTATCAGAAGAAGAAATCCTAGCTGCTATCGATGAGAACTTTGAGTTCGTCGCCGAAGAAGAACAGTTTGAGGAAGAAACAGTAGCAGAAGCCCTAGAGACCTATGAAGTCAATATGGCCGAGCATGTTGAAGCCCTACTAGCCGGTGAGGATCTATCAGAAGAATTTCAGGCTAAGGCAACCACAATCTTCGAAGCTGCTGTTAAGGCAAAGCTAGAAGAAGAAGTTGCTCTACTAGAACAGGCTTATGCTGAAACTCTAGAAGAACGAGTTGAAGAAATCATGGAAGAACTCGCTTCTAGCGTTGATGAGTATCTTAACTATGTTGTTGAACAGTGGATTGCCGAGAATGAAGTTGCTGTTGAGTCTGCACTACGTTCAGAACTAACAGAAGATTTTATCTCTGGTCTAAAGTCACTATTCGCAGAACACTACATCGATATTCCAGAAGAAGAAGTCCAGGTTGTTGAGGAACTATCTTCAACAGTCGAGGAACTAGAATCAAAGCTAAACGAAGAAATTCAGCGCAACGTTGAACTTACATCAATGCTTGCTGAATCTCGCAAGGTTGAACTAGCTGCTACCGTTTGTGAAGGTCTAACCGATACACAGGCACAGAAGCTACTTGCTCTTGTTGAGAACGTCGAGTATACCGACGATGCATCATTTGTTGAGAAGATTTCCACACTAAGGGAGAATTACTTCCCAACTGCCGTTAAGAACAATGAAGTTCTTGACCTTGTTGAGTCATCAGATCCATCAGTGATTAGCGAAAGCAATCTAAATGGTCCAATGGCTAAATATGTTAAGGCAATTGGAAAAAGTCTTCCAAAGTAATTTTTAACTATAGTTAATCTAAGAAAGAAGGAACTAAAAATGTATCTTACAGAAAATCTAGAGTCTAAGTGGTCACCAGTTCTCGACCACGACGGTCTCAATCCAATTAAGGACTCATATCGTCGTGCTGTTACAGCCGTCGTTCTTGAGAACCAGGAAAAGGCAATGGCTGAGGAAGGTAACATCCTCAACGAAGCAGCCCCAACCAACTCAGGTGGTGGTCTAGGTGCAGGTACAAACATTGGTTCATACGATCCAATTCTTATCTCACTAGTTCGTCGTGCCCTTCCAAACCTAATCGCTTATGACGTTTGCGGCGTTCAGCCAATGACCGGTCCAACCGGCCTTATCTTCGCTATGCGTTCACGTTATAAGTCAATGAGCGGTACAAATGCTCCAACAGCAGGCTCAAACGAAGCCTTCTTTAACGAAGCAAACACCGCTTTCTCTGGTCAGAACAATGCTTTCGGTATCACCGAAGCTGGTTATCATCCAGATGCAAACAACAACCCATTCGCTGACGCTACCCTATCTGGCGACTCATACGTTGTCAACAAGGGCATGACCACAGCACAGGCAGAAGCCCTAGGCGATGCCGCTGGCAACATGTTCAACGAAATGGCCTTCTCAATCGATAAGGTTACTGTTACTGCTCGTAGCCGTGCGCTAAAGGCAGAATACACCACCGAACTTGCTCAGGATCTTAAGGCAATTCACGGCCTTGATGCTGAAACAGAACTAGCAAACATCCTATCAACTGAAATCCTAGCTGAAATCAATCGTGAGGTTATCCGCACCATTTACCGTTCAGCAACACTAGGTGCTCAGTATGGTGTTACAACTGCTGGTACATTCGATCTTGACACCGACTCAAACGGTCGTTGGTCAGTTGAGAAGTTCAAGGGTCTAATTTTCCACATCGAAAGAGAAGCTAACGCTATCGCCAAGGCAACCCGTCGTGGCAAGGGTAACGTTCTGATCGTTTCTTCAGACGTTGCTTCAGCTATGGCTATGGCTGGTGTTCTTTCTTACACCCCAGCCCTTTCAGCCGATCTAACCGTTGACGACACTGGCAACACCTTCGTTGGTATGCTACATGGTCGTATCAAGGTTTACATCGACCCATACTTCGGTGGTTCAGAAAATGGTGACGAACTAGTTACCGTTGGCTATCGTGGTGCATCACCATTCGACGCTGGTCTATTCTACTGCCCATACGTTCCACTACAGATGGTTCGTGCAATCGGTCAGGATACCTTCCAGCCAAAGATTGGCTTCAAGACTCGTTACGGCATGGTTGCAAACCCATTTGCTACCACAGCTGGTGACGGTGTTGTTGGTACCCGCCAGACCGCTTCAAATGCTAACAGATACTATCGTATCTTCCGTGTTCGCAACCTAACCTAATAAGATTAGGAAACGAATATCAAACTTAGAGAGAGGGCTTCGGCCCTCTCTTTTTTTGTGCGCTAAATATAATATGGAGGAACACTATGGCAATCGAATCATTCGCTTCTAATGTACCACAGAACTCTAGTATTCTACAGCTTACCAGATTTACGTTTATCATTCCTGATAAGCCATACCTAAAGTATTTCTGTCAGACTGTAGCCTTACCAAGTGTGTCTACAGGCGAGGTGGCGGTCGCTACTCCATTCTCTAATACATACCGTCATGGTGATAAGCTAAACTATGAAGCATTGACCATCACCGCTATGGTCGATGAGGATCTAAAGGTGTGGCAGGAAACATATGACTGGCTAAGCAGTCTTACCAGACCACAATCATATGACCAGTATCCTAGAAAGAGTTTGGCTGATAGAACTCCGCTTTACTTTGACGGCTATCTAACTGTCAATACCAATTCCAACAATCCTAACATCCGTTTCAAGTTCCATAACTGTCACCCAATCAGTCTTGGTTCCATACAGTTTGATACCAAAACGGATGCGGACAACATTCCCACCTGCGACTTCACATTCCGTTACGATCTATTTGAAATAGAAAGACTTTGACTTTTAAAAATCCATATGATATAATGAGACATAACTGAAAGGACTATATTATGTTAAAGGCTCC